ACGCGGAGACCCTTGCCGACGCCACGCGCCGGCAAGGCGGCGAATATCAATTGCTCATCCTGGACGAGTTGACGCTTTTCGTCCCGGATGTGACGACCTTTCTTGAGTCCCGGATCCGCTCCGGGCGTTCGGACATCCCGGTGATCGGCGTCCGCGCCTCGGCCAACCCTGGCGGCCCGGGGCACGGCGCGGTCAAGGACCGTTACATCGAGCCGACTAAGTACGGCTCTGAGGTGGTAATCGATGAGCGCGGGCGGACCATCCGCTTTGTGCCCAGTCGCCTAAGTGATAACCCGCACATGAATGCCGAGCACGCCTCGGATCTCCAGGCGCTGTCCGGCCAGATGCGCGAGGCGTTCCTTGAGGGCAACTGGAACATTTTCGCTGGCCAGATGTATCCGGAGCTGAAGCGGGACCGGCACGTGCTAGACCCGTTCGCGCTCCCGGACACGTGGACCCGGTTCTGCGGTATTGACTGGGGTTATTACCCGTCGTACTGGGCCGTCGTGTGGGCGGCGGCCGATGAGGACGGCCGGGTCTGGGTGTACCGCGAGGCGTATGAGCAGATGGTCGGTGAAGCCGATCAGGCTAAGCGCATCCTCGCCGCCGAGGCTGACGGTGAGCATATCGGCGTCCGTTACGCGGACGATGCCATGTTTGCCACCAGGGGCGACGCTAAGCCGATCAGCGATGTTTACGCCGAGAACGGCGTCGCCCTCACGCCGGCGTCCAAAGGCTCGCGGGTCACCGGCTGGGAGCGGGTCCGCTCCTACCTCGCCGAGATGCCCGCATGTCCCCACCACCGGGCGAACGGCTGGCAGACCTGCCCGCGGCTGCACATCTTCTCCAGCTGCGACAACCTGTTCAAGCACCTGGCTAACCTCTCCCATGCGGTCAAGGGCGATCCTGAAGACGCCGGGCCGAACCCTCATGATCATTTGCCCGACGCCTTGCGCTACCTGCTGATCAACCTTGGCGGCGGCCCGGAGTTCACCATCCTCACCGAGCAGAAGCCGAATCCGGTGGCGGAGGAGATCACTCCCCTCCAGCCGATCGGACAGTTCGCGTACCGGCGGATGGCGGATGAGCCGGAGTGGTTCGAGGATTACGAGGATCAGGCCCGGCGGATCGTGCGGACTGTGCGGACAGCGGACTAGAGGAGGTCGCGTGTGGCCTTCTGGAACCGGTTCCGCCGTGACCACGACGTTGAAGAGGCCACCAGGGCGCTGACCCCGAAGGACATCCCGGAACGCACCGGCTGGGCATACGGGGTACCCCGCGGAGGCCTCAACGATGTCAACGCCGGGGTCGGCGAGGCCACCCAGACCGACCGCCGCTCTCAGCTCGAGCAACTGTACGAGTCGTATCTGGCGTGCCCGTGGGCGTGGGGGTGCGTCAACGCGATCGCCCGGACGATCACCGCCGGCGGCATGGTCATGGACTGGAACTCCGACACCGGGGAAGGCGAGAAACCGCCGGATAAGCCGGAGAACGTCCTGGCGGTCGAGCGGCTGATCCAGTTCACGAACCTGCGGCAGAACATCCGGCAGCTGATGCGGAACGTCATCGTGGACCTCCTGGTCTTCGGCGATGCCTACATTGAGGTGACCTGGTGGGGTGACACCCCGGTCGCCCTGTATAACCTGGATAACCCGACGACGACGCCGCTGGCTGATGAGCACGGCGCGGTGACCGGGTACGTGCAGGTGACAGACACGGGGCTGCGGGCCGAGTTCGAGCCCCGCGACGTGATCCACATCAGCCTGGACGCGCCCCGCTCCGGCGTGTTCGGCGTCAGCCCGACGCAGGCGGCGCTGCTGCCGATCACCGCATGGCTGTTCGCCGCAGCCACCGCGAAGGAGATGTTCCGCAAGGGCCTCCCTGCGACGGTCCACGCGGATTTCCCCGCCGGCGCGTCCGCGGGGGAGCAGAACAAGTGGGTCGCGCAGGTCATGGCGCAGAACATCGGCCCCCGGAACATCGGCCGGCCGTGGGTCACCAAGGGCGGCGCGAAACTCACCGAGCTCCAGACCGGGAAGATCAACGACTGCCTGGCGTTCCTGAACCAGAAACGCGATGAGATCCTCGGCTGCTACGGCGTCCCCCCGTCGAAGGCGACGGTCATCGAGTCGGGGAACCTCGGCGGCGGCACAGGGGAGGAGCAGGACAAAAGCTACAAGATCGACGTGTGCGCGCCGATCGGGGAACTGGTCCTGGAGGCGTTCAACTTCGCGATCGTGACCAACGGGTTCGGCGTGGAGGAGTGGCACGCGAAGTTCCGGGAGGTTGACTACCGGGCGTCTAGCGTCATCGAGCAGATCCGCGATACCCGCCTGCGGAACGGCTCGTGGATCCTGAACAAGTACCGGGCGGACATCGGGGAGCCCCCGGTGGACGGCGGCGACGAGCCGGTCCTGGTGGACCGGCAGAACCTGGTGCTGTGGTCGGACATGGCGGCCATGTCGAAGGCGATGGTGGCCAGCAAGAGCGCCCCGGCGTTCGCGGCGGGCGAGCAGATGCAGGGCAACGTCCCGCAGGACCAGCAGCAGCCCGGCCAGGAGCCGCCCGGGGGCGAGGACGGGCCTCCGCGTGAGGCGGTGTCCCCGGTGATGCTGGACCGGTTCCGCAGGCGTCTCCGTGAGGCGCACCTGGCGATGGGCCTCACTGAGGCATCGGGCGGTAGTGCCAGCGCCGCGGTGTACGCGGAACTGGCGGAGAAGTTCCCGCCGGCCGCCATCGCCTGGGTGAGGGATGCCTCATGGTCCGGGCCCAGGAAGGTGCCGCTGGGCAAGCTCGACACCAAGGACCGCTCCGAGTGGGACGCCTCACACGAGCCCAATCTCGTCTCCCGCTTCGTCGCCAAGCTGCACCGCCGTCACGCCGCAGGCAAGGAACTGAAGCCTGCGATAATCGTGGAGCGGCCCGAGGGCAAGTTCCTCATCGCGGACGGCCATCACAGGTTCCTGGCGTACGAGCAGGACGGCCAGGATTACGTGTGGGCGTACGTCGGCAAGGTGGATAAGCAGCAGGGCCGCTGGGATGAGCTGGCTCTCAGCCAGATCAAGGACAAGCGGGAGGGCAAGCGTGCCGCCTGACCCGGCACGGCTCCTCGGTGCTGTCGCTGAGGCGCTGAACGCGCTGGAGCGCGCCGGGATCGCCGCGGACCTCGCTCACGGCGCTGTCCTCACCACGTACGGGTACGTGCTGCCCGCCGGGGATCCGCGCCTGGGGTCCCGGTGGGCGGTGCGGACCCGGATAGACCCGGAAGCCGCCCGGGAGATCACGGAGGCGTCGTGAGCGACCCGCCGCCCGAGGATCCGCCCGGCGTGGCGGACGAGCCGAACGAGTATCCCGAGCACGCCATGACCGCGGCGGACGCGGCTGCGCTTTGCCCCAAGCTCATCGGCTGACCGGGAGGCGGGTGAGCCGTGGCCCCGCTGCCGCACCTGTTCGCGGACGTCGACGGCGTGCTGGCCTGGCAGCCCGAGGGCGACATCATCGCGGTCAACGCCCGGTTCGGAACCTCCTGGCTGATCACTGACGCGACCACGTACCCGTTCCGGTCGATGCTCCCTGACCGCCAGGCCGCGTGGCTGCAAGCTAACCCGGCTGTCATCGCCGCCAATCTCGCCCCGGACACCCATGCGATCCGCATCGTCAAGAAGGCGGCCAAGTCCGGCTACGCTGTCACGATCTGCACCGAGCGGGATGAGTCCCTGGCCGCGCTCACCCGCGCCTGGCTCGCACTATGGGACGTTCCCGGCGCCGATGACGCCCAGGTAACCGGCCCAGGCGGCAAGAAGGCGCTCCTCGCCTCATATGACCAGGGCAACCCCGCCATCGTCGTCGACGACTCCCCGGTGAACGAGGCACTTGCCCGGCCCGGCGTGAGTGTCTGGGCGCCGCCGCGGCCGTGGACACCGCGGGGCGATGCCCCGGATGGGGTTTGGCGGTTCCCGGACTGGCGTGCAGTCAAGAAGAAGCTCGGGCTGAAGTGACAGGCCGCGCCGAAGCCGCCGCGTCGGCCTACCTCGCGGGCTGGGCGCTGACCGAGGCACCGTTCACCGAGCGCGTCGAGGC